ATAGTAGACAGAATATACATTAGGAATTTAAGACTATTTTACTAAACTTAGGAGGATGTTATGAAGTCGAATTTGTATACTGTTTACGACACGGTCGCGGAAGAGGGTGGTCCGATTTTTCAGGCTCGCAATCATGCTGTTGCTTTACGGAATTTTAGGGCAATGTTCAATCGTGAGGATGTGACGGCCAATATTGCAGAATTTAGACTTTACTGGGTAGGTGAATTTAACGATGAGGAGCTAAAAATTCGCCCCGTGGAGCCAAGAGAAGAGGTTTTGAGTGATTTAGGTACCACGGCGCCTTTTGGGGCCCCTGTTGGAGCAGGAGGTTGATATGGCAAAAAGAGGTGGGGTATTTAGGAAGGTAGGATCGGTTAACCTAGGAAGGTCTGCATTTGACCTTAGTCATCGCAAATTGCTTACATGCGACATGGGACAACTAATACCGGTTACTAACTTAATGGCTATACCAGGTGATACATTTATAATTAGGAATGAGTTGGTAGTAAGATTGCAACCGACGTTTGCGCCGGTTTTGCATGAGATAAATGCTTATGTACATTGGTTTTATGTACCATTTAGAATTTTATGGAATTTATGGGAAGATTATATAACTGGTGGGCGAGATGGGAGAGCTTCTCCAGAATTACCGCTAAATCCAAACCTTGATAATGTAGCACCAGGACTATGGCCTGAGTGGCTACGAAATTATGGATCAAAAGGATCCTTGATGGATTATATTTACGGGGTAACTGATGTTTTATCAGCGCCCAGTGTTGGTAGTTCTCCTTCTGATTTCCCGCTTAGGGCATATAATAAGATATATAACGATTATTATAGAGATGAAAATTTTATAGACGAAGTGAGTTTGCTTAATCCTACTATATTATTAAGAGCATGGGAAAAGGATTATTTTACATCAGCTTTACCGCAACAGCAACGTGGCGACGCTCCGGCTTTTCCGTTGAGTGGTAATGCTTATGCAGTTTTTGATGGACAGGCAAATAATCAGGATCCGGCGCCAGGTTATCAATTGTCGATGGTACCAGTAGGTAGTCCAGGTAATCCTCCGGTATTAGCTGTAGGAAGTCAAGGTGGCAACTTTGTACAATGGTTACAACAGAATCACATCCCAATGAGTAATGTGGCAACATTTGACGTTAGTGACATGCGCCTTGCTTTTCAAATTCAAAAATACCTTGAAAGAAATATGCGTGCTGGTGCTAGGTATACAGAGTGGTTACGTGCAAGGTTTGGAGTTGCACCTAGGGACGAGAGATTAGACAGGGCAGAGTACATTGGAGGATCAAAGTCGCCAGTTATAATAAGTGAAGTATTGCAGACGTCTGAAGCTGGTAATACACCGCAAGCAAATATGGCTGGTCATGGATTGACCGTTGATTCGACTTTTATTGGTAAGTATAAAGTTTACGAGTATGGTGTAATAATGGCGATTATGTCGGTTATGCCTAGGGCGATGTATCAACAGGGGTACGATAAGCAGTGGATTAAGCGTAATAAGTATGAATTTCCATTGCCTGAATTCGCTCATGTTTCGGAGAAGGCGATTGAAGGAGTAGAATTGTTTGCATTGGGTTTAGATAAGCCTTTAGCAAGAACTTATAATACTATGATTTTAGGGTATCAAGGACAATATGATGAATTTAGATTTATGAGGTCTACAGTACATGGCGAATTTAGGGACTCACTGGATTATTGGCATTTGGGAAGAAAATTTGCTAATATGATGTTTATAAATAGATCATTTATTGAATGCAATCCTGATTCGACGAAGAGAATTTTTAATGTAAGAGCTAAACAAGGATTAATGGTATCTTTTGGTGCTCGGATAAAGGCAGTGAGACCATTACCGTCTATAGCAGAACCCGGTTTAGTGGACCATTTTTAGGAGGAATTATGGCAGTGTTATATGCAATGAATGCAAACCTTGGAATTTTTCAATATGATGAGGATGGATTAAGACATTATGAAGATAATCCATCAACTAACCCGGCTCCGGAGCCAGAATTTACAGCGGAGATAGACGGAGATTTAGAACCGCCGCCGGATGGTAGTTTTAAGGTATCAGATTATATGGAGACTGTTATAGCAGCTGCAGGTGTACCCAATGCTTTGCCGGAACCAAATATTTATTTGGGAGAATACAATTCAGGTGAGGTGGTTACGGAAGTTTTAGGTTATATACCTTTGGAAAGAAGGATTCAGGATCTTATGAGAGCGGGAAAAACTTTAGGTGAATATCGTGAGGATTTATATGATGGGCACGATAGTGATGGTGATGATATACCGTTGAATCCGTTAAGAGGACCAAATGTAGATTTGACTGACATTGATACGACTATAAAGACACAGCAGGAAGCGATTTTAAAGGCAAGGACTTTAAAGAATGAAAAAGAGGAAGTGGTACATGAAGAGGCCGCTAAGGAGACACCGGTCAATGAATCGGGCAAGGATGGCATTCCACCGGAGACCCCGAACCCGAAAAAGACATAATTTGAGAAGATGGTAGTGCATATTCTTACTTGATAAGAATATGCACAGTTGACAGGAATTAATACATAGGAGTTTACTATGTTTAAGAAAAGGTGCCCATATTCTTTTATGAGAGATTGGAGATGTGGTAGAATCTTGAGATTTTATTGCAGATGGAAGATGTGTTATTTTGCAATGAGGATGATGTTTCAATGAGTGGTTGGGGTGCAGTAGCCGATGCGGCATTGGGACTAGGTCAATTTGGACTTAATATATTTAGCGCAGTAGAGTCAAAAAAGCAAGCGGATCGTAATTATACATTAGAAAAAGATGCTTTTGATTATAATAAAGAATTGTCAAAAACAATGATGGATAGAGAGGATAATGCAATAAAAAGGAGAATGGATGATTTGGAGGCTGCAGGATTACACCCAGCGTTGGCGGCTGGGTCACCAGCACAGAGTCAACCAGGTATAGCGGTGCAGGCCCCGCGGGATAGGATGGATTGGTCACAGGTGCAGCAGATAGCAATGAACATGCAGCAGATGAGAGCGAACATATCTATGACTAACGCACAAAAAAAGTTGATAGAAGCCCAGGCACGGAAGACAGATGTGGAGTCGGAAACTCTCATACCGTCTACAGTTAATTATAATAGAGCAAGAGCTGAGAGTGAGGATAGGTTAAGAGCTTTACATGGAGTTTATTTGGGAGCACAGTCTGCTAGAGAGCATAGGTTGTTGAAGCATTATGATCAGTTGGATGAAGAGAGTAGAGAAAGAGCAAATTTAATAATTAAGCAGCTGGCACAACTTACATATGATCTACAATATTCAGAAGATAATAATATTAGGACAACAGATCATCAGCAGTATATTACACTGATTAATAGTTTGGAAAAGAGATTAGATTCTATATTGAATCCAGTAGCTAAAGGTATTGGTGATTTTTTTAGTAGTTATGATACAGGAGAGGTACTGCCGACGCCCCGGCGAAATATAGAGCTTGAGGAAAGATTTCAGAAATATTTGGATAATAAGTATGGAAAAGGAAAAGCCCCTTATGGGTTACAAAAACATTGGTGGGAGGATTAATATGAGTAGAAGAAGAAGACGTGGAAGAAGTGGATATGTTATGGGACATACAGGATTTAAACGTCGAAGGAGAGGACGGCGTATTAGATCTTATGGAGCCTCTAGAGGTGGTATAAGACTATAGCTATTGTTCTTTCATGTGAAAGACCGATTTGGCTTACAGTAAAAACACATTATGGTGAAGAACTAATTGAAGTACCATGTAGGAAATGTTTAGGATGTAGAGCCAAGAGATCAAAAGAGTGGTCTTTTCGAATGATGATGGAATTACAAAAAAAAGAAGGAGTTTTTTTAACATTAACATATGAGGATTTAGCAGTACCACTATCTCCTGAAGGGAGAATGACATTAAGATTAAAAGATTTTCAAGATTTTATGAAAAGATTCCGATATTATATTAGGAATGATTATGCAAATATTAAATACTATTATTGTGGAGAATATGGGGAGAATACTTTTCGGCCTCATTATCATGTTGCTATTTTCGGTGTCCCCTTTGAATATTTTGCTCCTTATGAATTTAGGAAGAATGAATTTGCGTCAAGCCTTATTCAGCGTATTTGGTTTTTGGGTTTTAATAATTGCTCTATTCTTACTCCTGCTAGTATTAGCTATGTGACAAAGTATCTAGATAAAATTTTTAGATTTAATTATGGTGAAAATCCATATGGAGATGCTGTTAAACCATTTGCTCATATGTCAAAAGGTATAGGATTAGATTGGTTTTTAGAGAATAAAGAATTAATATTAAAAAAAGATTTTAAACTTAAATTATCTGATGGCTCACCTGTTGCTTTATCAGAATATTTTATAAAGAAATTACGTGAATCTATGACGATAGAGGAACGTTATAATCTGATGTTAAAATTAAAAAAAGAATCAGATGAAAGAGTGACGAAAGAGTTAAAAAGATTAAAAGTAAAAAATATTGAGCAATTAGAGAGAATGAGACATCAGAAAGAAACAGATAGAAGATACTTAGCTCATTTGAAGAAGCGAGATAAAATTTAAACCATGAGGCTTTAGCCTCATGGTCAATAGGTAAAAAAACAATGTGTACATAGGTAAAACACCTGATTGACAATGACAGTGGCTCCAGTCAAAATAGTAGACAGAATATACATTA